GACATCAATAGGTGACATCTACGGTAGCAATAGGTGACACTAATGTCACTTAATAGAACAATATAAAAACAATATAAAAACAAAAGAAATTATTAAGAGAGAGGCTGTGGATAACATGGCAAAAGTACGAGTTCAAATCGCTGTTTCATCAGTAGCTCAGAACGGTGATTACCGTGGTCGAGTTGTCAATGGATGGGAAACATTCAGCATCAAAGTCAAAGGCGAGCAGGTTACCAAAAAACGTCAATGGACAATGTGGCTAGAACTACCAAGCGACATCGCTAAAGATGACGTAGTTGAGTTCACAGGTGATCTAGGAACCAAAGCTGGAACATTCGACAAAGATGGTCAAACATTCAACGTAGTGGAACACTCACTAAACGAACCAACCTACACAATCATCAGTCGAGGCATACCAGTAGCACCTAAGCCAACAACTGAACTCACAGAGCAACCACCGTTCTAAAATGAAAATTAGGGTTTACGGAGAGCCAGCACCTCAAGGGTCAAAGACTGCAATAGTCCGTAACGGTAGAGCGATCATGTTTGAGAGTTCTAAGAAACTGCCAGGGTGGAGGGACACATGTCTTATGGCTTGCACAGTTGCAGCTAGAGAACATGATGTCCCCATCCTTGGACCTGTAACAGTTCATCTAACATTCCACATGCCTAGACCTAAATCAGTTTCAAGACGCTATCCAAACAGTGCACCAGACCTTGACAAGCTGATACGTGGTGTTGGAGATTCTCTCCAGGCATCAGGTGTGTTAGCGAATGACGGTCAAATAGTGACAATAGTGGCACACAAGATTTATGCAGCTGAAACAGGCGACCAAGGCGTGGAGATAGAAGTCTCAGAAAAACCATGATCCGTGAAACGTGTTCCTGTGGAGCAGAGTTCGAATCAGACTTACCTAATCAGGTAGAACTGGTCAAGAACTGGCGGAGGACACACAAACACTCAGATAAGCCACTCAAGCCCGATACAGCCGATATGAGCATCACCAGCAACACAGACATTGCCCTAGGATTTCAAGCCATTTACGACCAATTCAACGATGATAACGATTAGATAACTAGGAGTGTCGAATGTTGACAATCAGATTCCGCGCGGACAAACTTGAACTATCCAAACCACCTTGGATACCTAAAGAGAGGCAACACATGAAACTGATACTCGGAGGAGCATTCGCAGTCTTAGCAATCATCAAACTATGCGAGCTCGTAGATACAAACCCTAAAGTCGGAGTTCCATTAGTCGCAGTAATGACATTCGCCTGGTGCATAGAGATACTTCGCGAAGTCAGGAAGTTGAGAAAATAATGGCACACGCTAGAGCAATGGATCCACTCGAATCACATATGGCAGCTGCAAGCATTGACGGTATGAGAACCACACCAACCAGAGAAGCAATCCTCAACCTGCTATCACTCAGTCCAATGACCGATGAGGAACTCTGTCAGGCATACCGAAACATGGCATACATTGGCGGTGCACCACACAGCTCAGACCAAAACATTAGAACTACAAGATGCAACCTCCACCGTGACGGTTTAGTTCAAGTAGTTGGAGTAACCAAATCTGCTAGTGGCAGACAAACAAGAATCTGGAGAACAGCATGAGCCATGAACTATCAAGAGCACATCAACAGCAAGTCGCTGAAAAGGCTGCAATCATCGCGAACCAAGCATTCAGCATGGGCAGAGACTCAGCAAAAGTTGAAGTAAAAAACTACATCAAAGCACAACAGTGCCTAACCAATCAAGATACTGGATCATGCGAACATGACAACTGTTTCCTCCTGGGAGACATCATCGCATTCATCAATCAAGTTGGCTTACATGCCAAGAATGAGATAAAACTGTGAAACTAACTAAACCCGAAATAGTGTTTATCACCATGTTCATGTCATTAGCGTTAGGAACTCTAATCGCAATAATCTGGCTCGTAAACACTCGACCAAGTTGCTGGGACCAATACCCTACTGAGCAACGTGCCATCATAATGTGTGAACACCATGACTGAACTCAATCGCACCTTAGTGCAGACAACCTGTAAATGCCGTGAGAATGAAAAAAATCTAGTAATGACACGTCAATACCTAGAGGACCTAATCAAGCTGCAAACAGACCGCACCAGAATTGAAACCATTGACAAAGTGATTGACATGCTAGACGTTCATCGTGCAGTATGGTTCCACCAATCACTAACAGCAGGGTCAGCAACATTCTGGAACAACAAAGTAACCACCGTGCAACAACTAATGAACGAACTAGAGGAGATGAAATGTCAGAAATAGATCTAATGAAAAAAGCAACAGTAATGACCTTGGCAAGCGTAAGCGATGTAGTGAGGTCAGCAATCCTGGCAACACCAACATCAGATAACGACCTTGGCGTGAATGAGGGTTTGAGACGTGCACTAATGCTTATAGACCTGTATAAGAAAACCTTTGAAACTATGCAGGAGGAGCAACTAAATGCCTGATACATGGAAGTGTCCAACCTGTGGCAATACCCTCAGATGTGGATGTAGCTCTATGGAATGCTCATTCGACTATGACATCAGAGCACACGTGAGAGCAGACCTAAAGCTTGCTATACAAACAGCACTCGGATGGCTAGAACCTAAAGCTGTGATGATCTACACAGAGCGAGTAATAGAGGACACTGATGTCTGACCCTAAGTGTGACTGTAAAGAGATACCAGGCTGTGACTGTCGTATGTGTGAAGCAGTAGAGCCACCATGTTGTCCATCATGTAGCGAGACTAAGCATGGCTGAATGGCATGACAGCAAAGAGTGGAGAGAGGCAAGAGCTTACGCTAAGACAGTCCTCGAACCAGTATGTGCACGATGCAGTAAAGACCTAGAAGGTAGCGACTGGACCATAGATCACATGATTGCAAGTGACCCTCCGAACCATGACATCAGCAACCTGCAATCAATGTGTCGTAGATGTAATGGATATAAACAAGATAAGACTTTGGAACGCGTAACGTGGACCAATGACAGGTGGCAATAGCCTTGTTTAGCCATCAGATAAGCCCTATCATCCTTCTCACAGGTGGTAGGGTTTTTTCTATGGGTGCTGTTTCATCCCACGCAAGTACTCGCATTTTCACCGATGGGGTAAATTATCTGAGAGAGAGAACTGTAATGGTCAAGGAAGCCTTAGAAGCATGGTTGTCAGGTCTTGAACTGGCATTGGACCAAAAGATACTGGCACGAATCTGCCTGGCACTAGCTGACGACTTCGACGCTAAAGCAAATACCTCGACTGCTGCCGAACTTCGTAAGACTTACCTTGAACTCAAGCGGTCTATTGGTGAGACTGGACAACATGATCCATTAGAGGCTCTCCTCAAGCGATGAGCAAAACAATCCATAACGGTTTAGTGCAGTTACATGCTATCTATACGCGTCCACTATCTAAGGGCTATAAATCGGATGGTGACAAGCTCATTGAGTTAGTTAAGATGGCGTGGAAGTCTCCTGAGCAACCTGATGGACTTGAACTTGACGACTGGCAAAAGTGGCTTATTCGTAGAGTGTTGGAACGCTATCCAGATAACCATCCTCAATACCCGAATCAGCTGAGATATCGTCAGGTTGTTATTAGCATGGGTCGCCAAAATGGTAAGAGTTTACTTGGAGCGATTCTTGGTGTTTATGGACTTTTACTTCACCAGCAAGGTGCTCAGGTAATCTCCCTGGCATCATCGACTGACCAAGCTCGTATCATCTATTCGAGAGTGTTGTTTACTATTCAAAATAATGAGTATCTAAAAAAGCGTTTCAAAAAGGCTACTGAGCAGAGAGGTATCACTACTGCTGATGGTTCTGGACGCTATGATGTCAAGGCTGCTAAAGAGGCTGCTCTCCAGGGGATTCCTATGTCGCTTTGTCTGTTCGATGAACTGCATTTGGCTAAGCGTGGAATGTGGTCTGCTGCGGTTTTGGGAACTGCTCAGCGTAAAGATGGAATGGTCATTGGAATTACAACTGCTGGAGACCAGTCAAGTGAAACGCTCTTAGATTTATACAAACTTGGAACCTCAGCTGCAATGGGAGATAAAGACCTGGAGAGGTTTGGATTCTTTTGCTGGCAAGGTAAAGAGAACTCTCAAGTCGATGACCCTACTGCTCTGAGACACGCGAATCCAAGTATTGCTGCTGGACGTTTAGATCTAAACACTGTTCTCTCAGACATCCGTTCAATACCAGAACATGAGGCGAGACGTTATCGTCTAAACCAGTTCATCTCTGGAACCTCAGCGTCATGGGTTGGTTCTGATGTGTTCGCTAAAGCTGCTGGAGATGGAATTACTAAACAGGAAAATGTTGTTATCTCTATTGACAGGACAAAGAATTGGGAATACGCGACAATCGCTGGAGCAAGGAAAACTGATGATGGCACTTATGAGTCTGAACTTATTGCTACTTATGCTGGTGCTACTGAGAATGTCCTCTATCATCGAGTCAGGGAACTTTACGCTACTGGATGTGTTATTGCTATCGCTGTGGACGACAGGCAGTTACCTAATCTTGCAAAACGTCTAAAAGCGGATGGTCTGCCTGTTTGGCAGTTATGGACTAAAGAGATTTCCTCAGCTTGCTCAACTGTTTACGCTATGTTTTCTGCTGGTGTAGTCAAACATCGTAACGATCCACTTTTACAGTTACAGTCACCGAAAGGCATTGCCAAATATGTTGGTGAAACATGGTTCATATCCAGGCGAGAATCTTTAGGGGACATTGATGCTCTTATGGCAACAGTTATGGCTTTATATGTTTCCGCGACACACCAAGATTTAGGCTTGCAAGTTTTTTGACTTTGTCGTAAGTGTGCTATACGTTCCTAAGTAATGGCAAATATATTTGACAGGCTTTTGGGTAGGGTGCAGGAAGTTCGTGCAACTACTCCAATTTGGCCTACGCGTTCTGAGACGGTTGTTGGAGAGAACTCTGCTCTAACGCTCACAGCTGTTTATCGTGCAGTTCAAATCATTGCGACACCTATTTCTAAAATGCCGATGCAGACGTTTAGGTATGCAACTGGTATGGAGATGCCAGTCGAGAACCCTGTTCTAGTCAATAAGCCAAACTATTTGGACACTAAGCGTGATTTTATTTTTCAAACTGTTGCGTCCCTTGCTCTTGACGGTAATGCATTTTGGCTAAAGTCTTATGGATCTAACGGTCAAGTAAATAACCTCACACTTTTGCCGTCGGGTAACGTAACAGTCCGTTTGGATGAATACGGTCAGAAGTTTTATGACTATCAGACAACTCAGCAGACTAAGGTGCAGACAACTCAGACTGACATCCAACATCTAAAACTATTTAGTCGTGCAGGGTACCTTCGTGGTCTTGGTCCTATTGACGCTTGCTCTAAAGACATTGCAGCTGCATTAGACCTTCGTAATTTTGCTGCTAACTGGTTTGGTCAGGCTGGTATTCCTACTGGAATCCTAAAAACTGATAAGCCTATTGGTGCTGAGGATGCTAATGAGATTACTGAGAGATGGCATGCTAAACAATCTGAGCGTAAGGTTGCTGTTTTAGGTCAGGGCTTTGAATGGCAGACAGTTCAACTAAATCCGCGTGACGCTATGTTCACTGATGTTCAAAACCAGCAGGTTCAAGCTATTGCTCGTTTATTTGGTATTCCAGCGAGACTACTTTTGACTGGTGTTGACGGAACGTCAGATACTTACACCAACTTGACTGACGAGAACCAGGTGTTCTACCGTCACACAATCATGGCTTATTGTGATGCTATCTCTGACGCTTTGAGTGAGTGTCTGCCAAGAGGTACCAGAGTTGAGTTTAACTTTGAGGGTCTGTTTAGAGCTGACCAGGCTAACCGTTTTGCAATGTATGAGACTGCCATTCGTGCAGGTTTTATGACTACCGATGAAGTAAGAGTAAAGGAAGGTCTCCAATGACCGAAATGGAAACTAGAAGTTTTGAAGTCAGATTAGACGCTGAAACTAGAGAAGTAACTGGGCTTGCTGTGCCTTATGGTTCTACCGCTGATATTGGTGGTGTTTACCGTGAGGCATTCGCTCCAGGTGCAATCAGATCTGTTGAGGATGTCAAACTGTTTTGGCAGCATTCAGAGCCTATTGGCAAGATTCTTGAGGGTAGAGACACTGAGGCAGGTTTTGAAATCCGTGCCATGATCAGTGACACTCCTAGGGGAAATGAAGCGTACACGCTCCTCAAAGACAATGTAATCAACAAGTTCTCCGTGGGATTTGTCCCTGTTGAACAAACCAGAGACGGTGACCTAGTTACCAGAACCCTTGTATCGCTCAGGGAAGTCTCATTAGTAAGTTTTCCCGCGTTCGATGGAGCATCTGTCTCCGAAGTACGCGAGGAATCAACCGTTATCGACTTGGTAGCGGATTCAATCCAAACAAAGGAAACCAACATGTCTGAAAACATGGAATTGGATGTCCGTGCTGTTCAAGATGAAGTGGCTGAAATCCGCAGAGAACTTGAATTGGTAAAGGCTCCATCTATCAGCGTTGCTACCTCTGAGACTAAGTTCCGTTCTCAGGGAGAATACGCTAAAGCACTTGTAACTGGTGACAGCGATGCCATCGAGTTATTCCGTGCCTCAACCTCAGCTGACGCTGCATTGCGTCCAGCATTCGTAGGGTTCGTAAACAGCCTAATCAACTCAGGTCGTCCAACTCTAAACGCGTTCTCAATCAATGCGTTGCCATCAACTGGTCTAACTATCGAATATGCAAAGGTGAACACAAACTCCATCGCAGTTGGTAAGCAGACTACTGAAAACACAGCTCTATCAAGCGGTGACGTTGCTCTAAGCACTGTTTCAGTCTCAGTAAACACTTACGGTGGTTTCACTAAGATTTCAAAGCAAGCTATTGAGCGTTCAACTGTGAACTATCTTGACGTAGCATTCCAGGCAATGTCTTTGGCTTACGCTAAGAAAATGAACACTGAGTTTGTTGCTGTACTTGCAGCTCTAACTTGGACTGGTAAGACTTACGATCTATCTGCTCTAACTGCTGCCGCAGTTATGGGTGGTATCGCTGATGGTGCAGCTTACATCTACAATGCAACAGGTCTATCACCTGAGTTCATTGTTGCTGGTGTGACCGCTTACAAGCGTCTTGTATCAATCGTTGACACTGCTGGTCGTCCAGTAGTACAGCAAGTTGGTCAGGGTGACAACATCATCGGTCTTGCTAACATCCCTGGTCTAAAGGGTTCAATCCTAGGCTTGCCAATCGTAGTGGACCCAGCTCTTGACGCTAAGACCGCTTATCTTGCAAGTTCTCAGGCTTTGACTACTTACGAATCTGCTGGAACTCCAACACGTTTGTCAGTATCAGACCCAACAACTCTTAGCGACACTTACTCTGTTTACGGTTATGCAGCATTCGCTGTACCGTTCGAGGGTGCAATCGTCAAGCTAAACACTGGAGCCTAATAACTCATGGCAGTGACGGTGGAGCAGTTTAGGGCTTATGTAGGGACTAAAGAGGTTTCAACTTTTGTTGATTCCTGTTTGGCTGCTGCAAATCAGTTCGTTAGCAAGTTCGTGGGTTCTGCTCGCGTACCTGGAGACGTAATGGATTCAGCAATTCTCTCATGTGCCTCAGAACTGTTCCACCGTAGGTCTGCACCTAATGGTGTAGCTCAGTTCGCTGACCTTGGTACTACTGTTCGTATTGCTAAGGATCCAATGAACGCTGCTAGAGAGATGCTTCTACCGTTTACGGGTCCAGGTCTATGACCAACGAAATTACTGTATCTAAACAGGAACTACAATTGGACTTGCAAAATGCAGGTCTCGAAGTTTTGGACTATGTTCCAGAGCGTCTGGTTCCTCCGATTATTGTAATTACCGCTGGCTCACCTTATCTGTCCCCTGAAACAGTTGGCAAAACTTATCGTTTAGGACTTCAACTAACTCTTATTGCTATGACTGCAACTAATGAGGAAGCGACTGAGGCTCTTGACAAGTTGATTGCTGACACGGTTCTCGCTCTTGGGAACTTAGGATACGTAATTCTCAAAAGTGTAAACCCTAGTTATCGACTAGCGGCTAACAACGCTGAGTATCTCGCATCCGATCTAAACCTTGATTTATCAATAACCCTCTAACATAGGAGACCCGATGGCAACATCAACAAGAATCAAAGCAACAAACATTATTTTCAAAATTGGAACAGTTGATTTCAGCTGTGACACCAACATGGTGGAACTAACCTTGAACGATGCTCCTGGCGATGTAAAAACCTTTTGTGAGGTCAGAACTGGTGGAGAATGGAAGTTACAGCTAGATGGTATTACCTCTGGCGATTCAGCTTCTCTTTACCGTTTACTCTGGGCTAACTTTGGCACAACCGTAGCATTCGTTGTTGCTCCAAACGGAAACGCTACCGCATCGACCACTCAGCCTCATTACACAGGTTCAGTAGTATTTGATGAACTTCCACCACTAAGCCTAAACTCTGGTGACGTAGTGAAGTTCTCAGTTACTCTAACTGTTCTAAATAGCGTTCACACACCAGCAACTACACCTCCTGTTTACTATGGTGTAACGCTCAAGACCGCCGCTTAGTAGATCTCATGGGTAACCTTGAAAAAGGTTCTGGAGTCTATGTCGAGGGACTTAGCACAACTATTAAGGCTATGCAGGAATTAGGTGCCAGTAGGGAAGTTCTTACTGAGCCTGGTTATCAAGCTGCAATGATTCTTATTAGGGCTGCTAAGCCCCTCGTTCCGGTCAAAACTGGAGTTCTAGTTTCCACTCTTAGACCTCGTAGGATTCAGGCTGGAGCAAGTATTCAAGCTGGTGGCAAGCGTGCCCCTTATGCTAACCCTATTCACTGGGGTTGGGCTGTTGTATCTTATGCACATAAGGGAAGTCTTAAGCCAGGCACTTATCGAGGTATCATGCCTCAACCATTCTTTAGCGAAGCGTTAGGTTACACTAAAGAGGAGATTCTCAATAACTATGAGAACCTTATGCGTAAAGCAATCGACAATCTACCAGGAGCAACTAAATGACCACCAATGCATTTGACTTCGAATCTCTAACCTTGAATGAGGTTGAACAAATAGAACTAATTACTGGTGCAAGTATTGACCAACTGATGGACGCTGGACAGCCTAAAGGTAAAGCCATGAAAGCAATCATCTACACAATCAAGAAACGTATCGACCCTAATTTCACACTTGAGCAAGCTGGAGCGGTCTCTATGACTGAGGCTAACAGCATGTTTGAGAGTGCTGACGACCCAAAAGACTAATCGCAGATAAGGCAGCTGAGCGTATGGCTTTTATGATAGTTCATGCAGGTGTAAGCCTGACTGAATATAAATCTATGACCTTACGTGAATACCAGGCTATTGCTGATGCTGTGATGGATAAGAGATCTGAATGAGCCAAAACCTTGTAGTCAATTTTATTGGCGATAACAAATTATCTAAAACCACTACGGTCATATCTAATGACCTTAAAAAAATGGGTGCAGTAGGGGATAAAGTTGGACGCGGTTTAAATAAAGCTCTTGGAGCTTTGGGCTTGGCATTAGGAATGCAACAACTTACAAAGGCTCTAAAAGATTCTGCTCACGCAGCAGTTGAGGATTCAAGGTCTAAAGACTTACTAGCTCTATCACTTAGAAATACTATTGGAGCAACTAAATCAACAACTGATGCTGCTAATGACTGGATAACTAAAACTCAGTTAGCAACCTCAGTGCTCGACGACAAACTTAGACCTGCTCTAGCTCAGACTGTGGCATCAACTGGCTCTCTTGCTAAAGGTCAGGAACTTCTCAATTTAGCTTTGAATGTTTCCGCCTATTCTCAAAAGGATTTGGGTGTAGTTACTAAAGCTTTGACTAAGGCTCAGAATGGTCAATTTACTGGTCTGAATAAATTAGGTTTGGGAACAAAGTTTACTGCTGATTGGTTCAATGAACTAACTAAACAAACTAAGGGTGCTGCAACTGCTGCTGCTAACTCTGATCCATTCCAGAGAATCCAAATTATTTTTGCTGAACTTCAGGAAACTATTGGCTATCAACTTCTCCCTTATTTACAGCAATTTGCAGACCAGCTGGCTAGTCCTCAAGGTCAAATTGAACTCAAAAAATTAGTGGATGGCTTTGTTGGAATTGCTAAGGCTGCTGGTGAAATCATAAAGTTTATGAGTAAGAATATTGGAATTATTGTTGCGCTTGTAAAGTTTGCAATTGAACTAAAAATAGCGTGGATGCTAAATGTTGGTGCAATGAAATTATTTACCTGGTGGACTAATAGGTCTGCTCAATCAATGGCACAACTTGGTCTCGCAGTTAAGAGAACTGGTCTTGGACTTTTGATTGTTGGACTTGCTGAGTTGGCAGTTGGTTTTCAACAATCTGAGGAAGCTGGTACGAGTTTTGTCGATTGGGCATATAACACTATTAATACTGGTGGACAAGGCGTTGTTGATTTTATGCAATGGGTATTTGGTAATAAAACTAAGGCACAAAAAGACAAGGCTAAGGCAGATGCTTTTTCCAATCGCTGGATTGCTTTGGGTAAACATTTTGAAAATAAAACTACTAATGGATTGAAAAAATCACTGAAGTCAGCTGCAAGTAAATTGAACAAATCGGGTGTTGAGTTTCGGGATTCTGTGGGTTTGGCTTTTGGAACTTTTGGTAAAGATGAAAATAGTTTTTTTGACGTAAATACTGTTATTGAAAAACTGAAACGCGTTGTTGATGCCGCTAAGGGTTTCAAAGAGAATCTAGCAAAATTGACCAAGGCTGGTGCTGGTGCTGACGTAAAGGCTGAACTTATCGCTATGGGACCTGCTCAGGGAAACATTGTTGCTAAGGGACTTTTACAGTCAGGTAAGTTATCTGAATATCTTGGTTTACGTGGATCTCTTTATAAAACTGGTGTTGGAGTGGATGGAGTAAAGGCATCGGATGCCACCTATAACATCAACATCAATAAAGCAGTAGTTTCAGCTGACGACATCATCAAAGCCATCAGGGATAAAGAAAAGAAAACTGGCAGAAAGTATTTTGCTAACTAATGGCTAATGATGTTTGGGATATCAAATCTAATCTAAGGATTGAATACTTTACTGGTCCAGGTGGTGTTTGGACTGCTATTCAAGCCGATTCTTATGATGTAACTATTGACCGTGGTATCAATGTTGAGCAAGGTGTTTTTGCTAGACCTGATGTTGGAACTGCAAAAGTTCAATTGATAAAGACTAGCCTTAGCGATCTAATAAATGGTCCAGCGTATCAATCTAATCAACCATTCCGAATCCGATACCAGCCATCACCAGATACCGCTCCAAGCACTTACTACACCATTTTTTATGGTTTCATTCAGAATGTTGCTATGTCTTATTTGACTGATGCCAGGCGATTGAGTATTACCATTACCGCTAATGACACAACTAAGATTCTTTGCAATACTCGCATCTCTTATTTTCCAATTACCTCTGGTAGCGGTTTTAGAACTGTTATCAATAATTTGGCTACTGCTGTCGCGGCTGTGGATTCCAGAGTTTCACTAAACCAAAGTGGTACTGCTAGTGGTTCAACAAACTTTAGACCTTTAATAGATCCAGTAGATGTAATTTCAGGTGATGTCCTCAATCAATTACTTGATGCTGAATTAGGTTGGTCTTACTCTCAACGCTCTGGAGCAAATCAATGGTATTTAACTAGAAACGATGTGAGTGCTCTACAATCTACTGTCTGGTCTAGTTCAAACCCTACTGTCTCCAATGTTCACACTTCATCAACTAGCCACTACTGCATGGATTACTTAGAACTAAATTACGACAGTGACCGCATTGTAAATCAAGTAAAAGTGACTGAAAATGTTGGAACACCTGTAACAGATAAAACTGCAACTAATTCGACTTCAGTAACCAATTATGGTGCTCAGCCAGGAAACTTTGAAATTATTATGGATCCAGGTAGTTCCCCTTATACCAAGATGTCTGACTGGGCTACTGCTGTCGCTAACGCTGCTGACCCTAAAGCCATCAACCGTGTATCTTGTCCAGCTCTAAGACGTGACGGTAAAGTCTCTAACATTGCTGACATGGAAATCGCTTACCCTCTCCAGGTAGAGTTCTCTGACGGAACTAACACTATTCAACAGGTTTCACTTGTCACACGTATCAACCACAGTATTACTCCAGACCATTGGGAGATAACTCTTGACCTGTGGAAAGGTATCTAATGACTGAAACTGGCTGGATTTATTTGCTCTCAGGTGTACTTGGTGGCACTAGCGTTGCAGCTCTATTCAGGTATCTATCCACTAGAAGATTCCAGAGCATTTCCATGGAGGAACGTCTCAGGGCTGAAATGTTTGAACAGATTGACAGTCTAAAAGTGGAACTCGCCACACTAAAGGCAGAACTTGACCAATGGCGTGATAAGTATTTGAATCTTCATAAGGAATACACAAAGTTGAAATCAGACTTTGACAAACTAACAAAGGATAAATAATGGCTAAGGAACCTGTTTTAGCACCAACTATTACTACTTGGATTGCACCAGCACATGATCACTCTGCACCTGCTGAGGTTGTTGAGGTTGTTGTTGAGGATGTCGCAGCCAGTGAGTGAGACGTTCACTATTACTGATGGACAGTTTGACCTTGAGGTTCTTGCTGGTTCTACTTTTCCTAGCGTTGCTGGGGATTGTAGCTTTTACCCTACTGATTCTGACGGTGTCGCTTTTGCTCTCACTGGCTGGACTGCCAAGTTACAGGTAAGAGAGAATCCATCTACTTCTGCCATCATCGACATTGTTCCAACAGTAAATACGACTAGCAACTTTGTCAGCTTCTCTTTTACTCCAACTCAGACTGCTCTGCTAACGAAAACAGATTATGTTTGGGCTTTGGAACTTCTACAAACTTCAACAGGAAAGGTCTTGACACTTGCCAGAGGGCAGGTTCACGTCACTCCAGAAATAGTCAAATGATTGTAAATGTTGTTCTAGCTAGTTCACCAGCAGTCAAGGTTGTTATACCTGATTCGCTTTATGCCAGAGTTTATTTTGCTCGCGGTGAGCAAGGTCCTACTGGTCTTACTGGTGCTACTGGAGCAACTGGAACTCAGGGTGCTACTGGACCTAAAGGTGATACTGGTGCTACTGGTGCAACAGGTTCTCAGGGTCCACAGGGTATTCAAGGTATTCAGGGAACTACTGGAGCAACTGGAGCCACTGGAGCAACTGGAGCAACTGGAGCCACTGGAGCAACTGGTAGTCAAGGTATTCAAGGGCTCACTGGAGCCACTGGAGCAACTGGAGCCGATGGAGCAAGTTATGCACCTGGAGACCCTGTTTATGTTGCGATTTACAACAACACTGGAGCAATACTAACCAAGGGCACTATCGTCTATGTGAACGGTGCAACTGGAGCCAAGGTTACTGTCGCTAAAGCTCTTGCAACTTCTGACGCTACCTCTGCTAGAACTTTTGGATTCGTCTCTGCTGACATTGCTATTGGATCTAATGGATTCGTTCAAATTGAGGGTTATCTCTCAGGTGTAAACACAGCATCTCTAACTGACGGTGCTCAACTGTATCTATCTGGTACCACTGCTGGAACGTATCAAACTACTAAACCTGCTGCACCTGTTCACTTGGTTTATGTTGGTATTGTTGCTAAGGCTGCTTCTGCTGCTGGTGGCGGTGCCATCATGGTTAAGGTGCAGAACGGTTATGAGTTGGATGAAATCCACGATGCTCTAATTACTTCTCAAACTGATGGTCAAGTTCTGACATGGGAATCATCATCTAGTCTCTGGAAAAATAAGTCAATTGTTCAATCACAGGTCACAGGTCTAGTTTCCGCTTTATCCGATAAAGCCTCTTTGACTACTGCACAAACTTTTGCTGAAGCAAATACATTTCTTGCACCAACAGCAACAACTGTTCCACTGAAAGTTCAAAGAGCATCAGGTCAGTCAGTCAATATTCAGTCATGGCAGAACGAATCTGCTGTGGACCTTGCAGCTGTAACTTCTGCTGGAGCGGTTGCTGCAACAACATTTAGATCACTGACATCAGGTATGGCGTCTATAACAACTAACTTTGATACTGGTGGTTTAGGTGTTCAAACGGGTGCAGCAGGTAACAAAGGTTTAATTGTTAAAGGTGCTGCATCTCAGTCTGCTAACTTGCAGGAATGGCAAAACTCAGGTGGAACAGTATTAGCAAGGGTCAACTCAGCAGGTAATATCCAGACTCCAGGTATATCAGGTCAAGATACATTGACTGCAATTACGATCTCAAATGGTAGAGGTATTACAGTTGGTTCAGCTTCAGCAATTCAGGGTGGTGGTGCAGGTGTCATTGGTATTGCTAACGCATCTACTGTTCCGACATCTAACCCGACTGGTGGCGGTATTCTTTATGTTGAATCTGGTGCTCTAAAGTATCGTGGTTCATCAGGAACCATTACAACCATCGCAGCTGCATAATAATAAAAGGAAATCACATGTTCAACGTATCTAAAGAAATCAAAGAGCAATTACTTACTGAGCGTATTCAGTCACTAAACCTTGAGGGCTATCAGAATGAGTTGAACCTCAAATCTGCTGAGGCTCTGGGTAATCAGGAAGTAGTAGATCAGGCTAGTGCTAACATCACTATCATCAAATCTGCCATCGAAGTACACACTGCTGAGCTTGAAAACCTATGACCCTAATCCATCCACTCAGTCCAGCAAATCTAAATGACTTGTTTGGTACACACTCTGAGGAACGTAAAGCCATGGGTCTTGGACCTCACCGTGGTATCGATTACACTGTGCCAAAAGGGACACCACTCAAAGCGGTAGGCAATGGAACTATTGTCAGAGTTTACGAATCTAAAATCCTTGGTCATGTTGTTGAACTTCGCACTTATGTCACAGCTGAGAACGTCAGAATCTTTGCCTACTGTCACTTGGATAAAGCCGAGGTAAAAGTTGGTCAAAAGATTAGCCAGGGGGACATTATCGGACACTCAGGAAACACTGGAGCATCATCAGGACCTCACCTCCACTTTATGTGTGGCAAATCAGAGAACCTTGCAACTATGCCAGTAGAGGACCCTCTGCAATGGCTACCAAAATTAGGAAAGAAATAAATGAAAGATATAGCACTCTCATACCTCCGTTCACTATTGGCAACAACTCTTACAGCAGTATTCGCTATTGGTAAATTGCCTACCAACTTTGACCAAGGTGACTGGACTATCGTGGCTAACACTGTTTGGATCTCTTTTGTCCCTGTAATCATTCGACTACTGAACCCTAAAGACACACTAGGAAACTCACCTAAGTCTGAATAAGTCGCTATGCTAAAAGCATGACTATCGACCACCAGATAGAGCAACTTGGTTCTGCCACCTTGCTTGGCTATTTTCCACACGCATCACCTGAATGGCATGAAGCTCGTAAGGGCGTTGCTGGTTCACTTGTAGGCTCACTCATGGGTCACAATCCTTGGCGTTCTGCCTACACTGCCTACTATGAATACCTGGGGGAATTGCCTAGGGAATCTAACGGTCCATCACTTGCCATGCGACTTGGCACAGCATTCGAGAAACCTATTCAAGAGCTGTGGCTAGAGGATAACAAAGAGTGGCTGACTGCACACAATACTGGGACTTGGGCTTCAACTCGTAACCCTCAGTTCAAGGCTAACCCTGATGCGATTATCGAATGGGCTGACGGTTCTCTAGGCATTTTGGAAATCAAGTTCTCACGTAACCCAATGAATGAATTACCTCCACACTATAAAGACCAGGTGATGTGGTATCTGCATGTCCTAGGTCTAAAGCGTGGTGTCCTAGTCGCTATTGCTAATGGTGATCTAGTTGAACATGAAATCGAATATGACGAAGTGTATGCAGCAGAACTTGAGGCTATGGCTAATGAGTTCCTAAATCGTATTGAGACTAAGGTTGCACCTGATTGGGATGGAAGTAAGTCCACCTATGAGACAGTCCGAATCTTAGCTGAGGGTTTACATGATGATGAGGTTGAATTAGGTGACCTTTATCCAAGTTTGATTAGAGCAAAAGAGGAAATGGATGATGTTGATGAACGTCTAACCTTGCTCAAATCTAAAGTCTTACATCTCATGGATGGAGCCAGAACTGGCACTTATGAGGGTGAGAAAGTAATAAGGCTTCAAGTCAAAGGGGCTGGAGCTCCATTTATTGTTTTCAAGAGAGGTTAACAAATGGCATTTTCGATGGATGATTATGTGGACGTGGCTGATAGGCTCCGTCAATTCAAAAGTGTTTATCCACTGGGTTCGTTACAGCAAGTATCTTTACAGTTCATTGACTTCGCTGGTAAGTCTTGGGTTGTTTATACTGCTGCTGCTTATCGCACTCCTGATGATCTCACTCCTGGGCATGGCACTGCTTGGGAACCTGTTCCTGGTACGTCCAATTTCAAACGTGATTCGGAAGTTATGAATGCTGAAACGTCAGCTTGGGGTAGAGCAATTGTCGCTGTTTTGGCTGCTGAAACTAAGCGTATTGCTACTCGTAATGAGATACCTCAAAAAAGCCCTGTAAGCCCGATAGACGACTTTATGGCTTTAGCCCACCTAGAGTATGAAAAAGGGGACATAGAGGCTCTACGGGTCATTTATAAGCGTGCTAAGGCTACACGTGGCATTAGTCCTGAACTTTTGAAACAGATAGAGGACTTAGCAAAAGGTTTGAAAAAATAGAATGCCCTCCAGCAGAGAGAGGAAGTCCGCCAGAGGGCTACGTTCTATTGAACGCTTAGCGACAACCACCTGTCGCAGTAAGATACTTACACCACTATTGAGGGAGGTCAAATATGTCAGCTAAGAGTGTTGCAGCAGTTTTACATCATTCACATCACGCTGGTACAGCCAAGTTAGTTTTACTTGGTATCGCATGGCATGAGGAGGAAACAGGTGGTGGAGCTTATCCAGGCATCTCACGTCTCGCCATGTATGCAGGAGTTTCAGAACGTCAGGTCATTAGGGCTCTTGCAGTCTTAGAGGAATCTGGTGAACTGGATGTGGATCGTCATAACGGTAAAAGTTATGGTGGTCCAAAAACGAATCGTTACTGGATAAATGTTCCATGTCCAGAGGATTGTGCTGGTGATATTTGGCATCGCCCTTTTGACGATTATGTCCCGAAAATCGAGGTTGTGGATAACTTCGACACACGTGACATCCAAGGTATCAATAGGTGACATCTATGACATCAATAGGTGACATCTACGGTAGCAATAGGTGACACTAATGTCACTTAATAGAACAATATAAAAACAATATAAAAACAAAAGAAATTATTAAGAGAGAGGCTGTGGATAACATGGCAAAAGTTAAGG